GTAGCCGGATGCCGCCTGCGTGCTGGAGTCGCCGGATGCCGCCTGCGTGCTGGAGTCGCCGGATGCCGCCTGCTTGCTGGAGTTGCCGGATGCCGCCTGCTTGCTGGAGTCGCCGGATGCCGCCTGCGTGCTGGAGTAGCCGGATGCCGCCTGCGTGCTGGAGTTGCCGGATGCCGCCTGCGTGCTGGAGTCGCCGGATGCCGCCTGCGTGCTGGAGTAGCCGGATGCCGCCTGCGTGCTGGAGTCGCCGGATGCCGCCTGCGTGCTGGAGTCGCCGGATGCCGCCTGCTTGCTGGAGTTGCCGGATGCAACGTCGCCGTCCTTGGCATCCTTGACCAGATCCATCACGAACTGAATTGCGCTCGTGACGATTTGCGGGATACCGATTTCGGCCTTGATCTTGATCTTTCCGGCCGCGATTTTCGAATCGTTTCCATGCCGGCTCAATTCGCCCGACAACTCGACCACACAGAAGCGCGAGTCAGTGAGCGGGTAGTACTGCCACATATCCAGCGGGTTTTCGCATGCATGGAAACCGCCTTTGCATGCCTTGACCGATCCTTGATGCTCGTAGGTCGCGCCGATTTCGTACTGGAAGCCGCGGCAGGTCAGGTCTTTGTTGAACGCCTTGTACGCGACGACTACTTTCTCTTCGGTCATGTCTTCCTCACAGGTGTGGTTCGTGTTGCTGTGAGTTAAGATTAGACTTCTCTAACTCATCAGTCAAGAGAAATCTAAACACGCCGACGAAAAAAATCCCGCGTTGCGCGGGATGAGGTGGTCAGTGGCAGTGTTTGGAGATGACGCGAACGGCCATCAGGAGGTGGTGAGCTAACTGCCTGAATACTTCTTCGACCTCTTCGCGATCCTCGGGCAAGCATAGCCCCGCAGACTCTTCTTTCTTGGTTCGATACGCTGCCATATAGATGACAGTCTCATTTGTGTTTGTGGCGCCTCGTTGCATTTTTTGGCCCCTCGCTTAGTGCCTCGCCAATGGTTCTCTCGTGACTCCGGAATTCATGCATCCCGGCAGCACTATTGTCATTCACTGTAAGGTTTTCAGCAACGTTCAGCATTTGGACGATAACCGGAAATAATTTCCGGGCCGGATCGCTAAGGCTGTCCAGGCGGTGTATCGCTTTAATGAGAACGTTCGCATCTGCGGATAGGGACTCTTTTTGGCTTCTTTTCGGTGGATTGGAAACCGGTTCCGGGACCGGAGAATCAAGAAATCCCTCTCCCATTCCGTATTGACGTTCGAGCCGGCGCGCGACTCGTTCACCAAATGATTGGTCCTTCAGCAGCTGCGAAAAGTAGCTCTTTTCCGTTGCCGGCCGGCCGTGGCGATCAACCCATGCACGCAGGTTGTGCCGTCTGATGTCCTGAATGTCCATTCTCATAGTTTATAAATTTCTACGTTATAAGTCTCTTGACTCTGGAATTAGAGAGTTCTAAACTCGGGTGCATGGACCTGAAAACCTACCTCTCTTCGAGTGAACGCGGGACGGCGACGAAACTTGCCGCCAGTCTCGGCGTTTCGACCTCATACCTCTCGCAGATGGTGAGCGGCATAGCGCCAATCTCCATTCCTCGATGCGTCGAGATCGAGAACGCGACGGGGAAAAAAGTTACGCGCAAGGATCTGAGGCCGACTGACTGGCATCTGATCTGGCCTGAACTCGAAGCGACTGCCTGATATCCCCGCCTGGCCATCCGACACGACGGATGGTCATTTTTTTAGCCTTTACTGAAAACCCTAACCTCCCCTAGACATTTGGGGACGCAAGGGAGAAGAGGGGAAAAGCCTTGAATCACAAGCTTTTTTATGAAGATGAGTTCGAAGCACTCCAGCTCATGGTCAGCAGCAGCGGCAAGTCGATCAAGGAGATTGCCTGCCACCTGTGGCCCGACATGAAGCCGGAAAGCGCCTACGCAAAACTGAAGGCGTGTCTCAATCCGAAGGGCGACGAGAACTTTCGTTTCAGCCAGGTAATTGCACTCATGCGTTTCTGCAACTGCTACGACCCGCTTTATTACATCTGCGACGAGACGATGCACGCGCGGCCGGATCGCAAGGCGCCGGAAGACGACATGGTGAAGCTGACCGAAGCAATCCAAGGTGCCGCGGACATCATGACCAAGGCCATGAATGCTCTCGAGCGGCTCCAGAACAATCCGGCGGCAATTCGGAGAGTGGCGTGAGCGACTTCATGGCGCTCTGGATGGTGTTGTTGATCGTGCTGGCGATTGTCGGCGCGCTTAGGGGTTAGGTATGGCCGGTGACTGGATAAAGATGCGCTGCGAGCTTCAAACGCATCCGAAAATTGTCCGCATTTTGTCCTCAATGCGTCCGCACGACATCCAAACACGTACGGACAAATTTCGCGTGATTGGTGGACTGCATGCGGTTTGGTCAGTGTTCGATACGCATAGTGTGGACGGTGTGCTGTTCGGTTACACGCCTGAGACGCTGGACCATGTGATCGGATTGGAGGGGTTCGCAGAAGCCATGATCGCCGTCGAATGGCTGTTCTACGACGGGGCGCAAACCCTTTCCCTGCCTGAGTTTGCAGAGCATAACGGGCAATCTGCAAAGCGTCGCGCAGAAGATCAGAAGCGAAAGAGGAACGGACGAAAAGAGGACAAATGTCCGCAATCTGTCCGCAATTTGTCCGCAGAAGAACAGGACAAAAGTCCGCCAGAAAGCGGACTAGAGAAGAGAAGAGAAGATATAGAACAGCCTCGCGCTCCGCGCTTCGATGCTCAATCTCACCTTGAATCACTTGGCGTTGATGCACAGGTGGCGAAGGACTGGATCACACATCGGAAAGCCAAGCGCGCGGCGCCGACGGAAACCGCCATCGACGGTATTGCGCGAGAGGCAGAGAAAGCGGGCGTTTCGTTGCAATCCGCTTTGACGATTTCCTGCCAGCGCGGTTGGCAGGGCTTTAACGCCGATTGGATGAAGTCTGGTTCGAATGGACGGATGAACGGCCACACCGATAACCCTTTTGCTTGACGCCATGAAAAACCCTCGCAATTCCGAATCTCTGGTGGCGCTTCGCACGAGTGGCCGCAAGCCGGAACTACCCGTCCTGATCTCGTTTGCAGGCCCGTTGGAGTACACGAACCTGACCTTGCAGGCATCCGCCGGAGAGAAGTACGACTGGCACTGCATCGCAGGTTTGGAGGTCGAGGTGTTCGTGTCGATGCGCACGCCGTTCTCCGCGATTCTTCGGCAACTGGCGGACATCGCTGCTGCGGTGCCGAAAGTCATGGTCCTGACCTTCATTGAAGGCCCACGCGTTCATTGCGGGGAAATGCGGACGTTGACGGACTTCGCGCTGTTCGACTGGTTCCCGATGGTCGTCACACCTGAGCGAGCCGCTCCGCAGACGCATATCCGCGCGTGGACGGAAGGAAAGGTGATCGAGAAGAAGTTGTGGCATGAGCTGGGCCGCGCGCTGCCGATTCCCTACGAAAAAGCCGCTGATCTGGTTGTGGAAATCGCCCGGGAGAATGCGCTGTGAAGATGATCCCGGACGATGTGAACTGGCAAGCCTATGTCAACGACGAGAACGACGGGCGCGCGGATGTGCGCCGAGCTGGTGAATTCATTGAAGACCTGATTGAGCATCTGCACGGCGATACGGCAGACGAGGTTTCAGGGCTGCTGACGCCTTGGGCGATGATCGGCTCCGACCTGGCATTCCGCCCCGGAGAGGTGACGCTGTGGGGCGGTGTGAACGGGCATGGAAAGTCTGCGGTACTCGGCTACGCGATGTTGCATGGAATGGTAGCCGGCGAACGGATCTGCGTAGCTTCGATGGAAATGCGTCCGCGCGCGACGCTTGAGCGCATCGCCCGGCAGGCTGCCTGCAACGAGAAACCGACAGCGGGCTTTCTGGAGCAATTCGGCCGTTGGACCGACGAAAAGCTGTGGATCTACAACCATGTCGGCACAGTGCAGCGCGACCGGATGCTGGCGGTTTCCCGGTATTGCCGCAACGAGCTCGGCGTGACTCACATGGTGATCGACAGCCTGCTCAAGTGCGGCATCGCGCCTGACGACTACGCCGGCCAGAAAGCCTTTGTCGATTCGCTCTGCTCGCTTGCACGCGACACCGATCTGCATATCCACCTGGTGCACCACGCGCGCAAGAGCGAGAAGGAATCGAACGTACCCGACAAATTCGACCTGAAGGGCGCCGGCGAGATTACCGATTTGGTGGACAACGTTCTGATCGTCCATCGCAACAAGGCCAAGGAAGCTGATCTGCGCAAGGAACTAACGCCTGAGAAGCGCGAACAGGTCGAGGCACAGGCGGACACGGTGCTGATCTGCGCCAAGCAGCGACATTACACGTGGGAAGGAATGCTGAAGCTATGGTTCGACCCGGCGAGCCTTCAGTTTCGCGATCAGCGGTCCGGCGGCGCTGTGTCGCTGGACATGGAAACGAACTCCTGGAAAAACCTTTGGAGGCGGTAATGGGCGGCAAACGATGGACTAAGGAAGAAGAAAAGATCATGGCGGAGCACTACGAGAAGTCTCCGACCGTTGAGGAAGTCGCAGAAATGCTTGGGCGCCCTGTTCACGGCGTATTCAAGAAAGGCGCTGCCATGGGCCTGAAGCGCCCCGATCTGCATGAGGTTTCGGTGTCGCGCCTGAAGGCGGCATTAGACATCGAAACGCCGCGGTCGTCTCTCGAAATCGCGGAGCGCATGGGCATTACCCGAAACGCCGCATGTCATCTGCTGAGCCGCGGCTACGACGAAGGTATTTGCCATATCGCCGAATACCAGTCAAACGGCTCCAGAGGAAAAGACGCCCTGATGTGGGTAGCCGGGCCCGGCGAGAACGCGCTGAGCGACTATGCAATCGAGCAGGCTGAGCGGGAAGCGAAGCGCGCAGCGCACGCAAAGAAGCCATTCAAGGCATTCCGCGATCCTCTTGTAGAGGCATTCTTCGGTCGGGCGGCATGAACAAGGCTGAATCCGCCTATCTCGGCAAGGTCGCCCGTCTGGGCTGCGTGGCCTGCAATCTTCTCGGCTTCGACGTCGAGGATGTTCAACCGGAAATACACCACCCCCGCACTGACGAGGGCATGGGTGAGCGGGCCTCGCACTGGCTGGCGATCGGGTTATGCCCGACTCATCACCGCGGGCCGAATGGCGTTCACGGTGACAAGGGGATCCTGCGGCAGCTTAAGTGCAGCGAGCTTGATCTGCTGGCTTGGGTGATTTCGAGGACGCAATCATGAACTGCAAACCTGGTGATCTCGCTTACATCGTGAAGTCCGGCCGCCCCGAGACCATCGGCGTAATTGTGGAAGTGCTTGAACCTTTAATTCATGGTTCCACGCCAATGTGGAGAGTTCGCGCATTGCGACCAGTCAAAAAATACAGTGGCGAGTTTGGCTGTGAAGGGAATATTGAGGACGATCGGCTGCGCCCAATCAGCGGCGTTCCTGTCAACGATGAAGTAACCGACGACATCAAGGAGCCGGCATGAAATACGCCCGCAGAGCTGACGGCAACCAGGCAAAGATCGTTGAGGCTTTGCGCGCGGCCGGCTGCCGTGTGGTGCCCACTCACACGATCGGACAGGGCTTTCCTGACCTAGTGGTCGATTACCACGGACGCACGTGTCTTGTTGAGATCAAAGACCCTAAGCAGCCTCCTAGCAAAAGACGACTGACGCCGGCGCAGGAAGAGTTTCACGCGGCTTGGACTGGGCCGATTTACACCGTGGAATCGCCCGAGCACGCTGTGCTGTGCGCGACCGGGCGCCCAATGCCTGTAACTGAAGAATCTAAAGGAGTGGAGTGATATGGACGGACGCGCATTGGCGGACTACATCGCTGGCTTGATGGTCGGTCTGGGCGTCATTTTCCTGGCAATCGGTGCTGGACTCGGATATCTCATTCCGTGGGTCTGGCATCACATTTCGATCGGGTGGAACTGATGTGCTACGGCAATCCTACCGAAATGCTCGACCTGGCCCGCGCTCGCCTGACGCCGGAGCAATGGGCCAAGTTCGAAGCGGACTTTCAGCACTTTTGCGCATATAGCGGATTGCTGACGCATCTGCGGCCGGAATCAGTTGATGCGGATCACCTAGTGGTTGAATGGGCCAAATGGGCTTATCTATGCGGAGCAAACCTGTGAAATTTATGCTGACCTTATTCGCCATGTTCGCCGTTCCAATAGCAGTCGTGTTTCTGCTGGCGGCGGCGTTCATAGTCAGATCTACGAAGAAGAACAACGTCAAATAGCCCAAATCGGGGGAATCATGAGACCACGCAAAAACCTTCTTCCTCTCACTCTGGATTCCCTTCTCTCCATCATGATTCCGGGGAAGAAATACACCGTCCCTATGCTCGCCTGCATGTTCGACGGTGGGCCTGCCGCGATCACGGAAACGCTCCAGACGCTGATCGCCGCCGGCAAGGTCAATTCCTCGCTCAACAACTGCGGGCGATACCGGGATTCTCGTGAAGAGCGCCGGAACTACTGGGTGAGCGCATTCGTGCGGGTCGATGTCGCGCAGCGCCGCTGGCAGCCGGCGGACATGCGGGAAGAGCTGAAAAGCTACGACCTGATGGCCCACCAAAGACTTTGCATGACAGTGCGCCGCTAATTTTCCCGCTGCCTATGATGGTCGCATCGACCCATCAGGAGCGAGGCGGTGCTGACCCGGCAAGACATTGAGACGCTGATGCGCGAGGGCTCAGAAGCATTTGAGCGCGGGATGAGCAAAAACGTCTGTCCTTATCCGGTGATGAGCGCCGCATTTGCAACCTGGATGCGTGGCTATCAAAACGCGGCGTACGGTGCCGCTCAACTGGAGAAGCATCATGTCTGATCCCGTGGCAGAGGCAGCAGCACAACTGGCGGAGCAACCGGCGCAAAACCCGGCAGATCTGCCTCAGGAGCCAGCGGTGATGACCCTCCCAGAGGCGCAGGGTGAACTCCCAAACGCTGCATTGGCTGCGGGCGAGCCTACAGCCGAACAGGTCTCTGCAACGTCTGCCGCTGGAGCAGATACCGCATCCACCAGCGCAGAAAGTTTCGTTGAGCCGTTGCATGTCCGCGTGGCTTCTCACCTCGAAGCAATTTTCCAGATGGTGAAGACCGACGTGGAGCGCGCGCCGACGGAGGCCGCAACTCACGCCGCGCACGTCAAGACGCACATCGGCGATGTGCTGCACCGGATCAGCAACGGCATGGCAGTAGCTGAGGGCGAACTGGTTCAGAAGCTCGAAGCACTGTATCGCGCACTGTAAGAGCCATGGGACGCCCGACCACATTCACGCAGGAACTGGCAGACCTCATTTGCGAACGACTCGCGGATGGGGAAAGCCTACGCGCTATCTGTCTGGATGACTCAATGCCGGCTCGGGCAAGCATATTCAAATGGCTGGGCGAGAACAAATCTTTCTCAGACCAGTACGCGCGCGCGAGAGAGGCGCAGGCCGACACCATGGCCGATGAGATTCTGCACATTGCGGACACACCGGTGATGGGCCAGAAGACGGTCAGCAAGGCGACTGGAATCGAGATTACTGAGGGCGACATGATCGAACATCGTCGCCTTCAGGTTGACGCCAGAAAATGGCTTGCAGCAAAAATGGCGCCGAAGAAATACAGCGAGCGCCTGATGAGCGAATTGACCGGCGCTAACGGCGGCCCGATCCAGGTCGAACGCATCCGCCTGAATATGAAGCCCGTCGAGGAACTACCGGAATGAACGACGACCGCGACCACTTCGACGAACGACTGGGGAACAGCCGTGGCCGCCGCGGGTGAGATCGAGCTTCCGCACAACTGGACGCCGCGCATCTATCAGGGCCGTCTCTGGAACGCGATGATCGGTGGCTGCAAGCGCGCCATCGATATTGCGCATCGCCGTTGGGGAAAGGACGAGGTATGTCTGCACTGGACATGCCTCGCTGCCCATGACCGTATCGCAACATACTGGCACATGCTGCCGATGGCCTCGCAGGCGCGTAAGGCCATCTGGGAAGCGGTGAACCCGCACACTGGCAAGCGCCGCATCGATGAAGCCTTCCCGCACGAGCTGCGCGCCAGCACGCGGGAAAACGACATGATGATCAAGCTGAAATGCGGATCGACATGGCAGGTGCTCGGCTCGGACAACTTCGACAGCCTCGTTGGTTCTCCGCCGGCCGGTCTCGTGTTCTCCGAGTGGGCCCTGTGCAACCCGGCTGCATGGGCCTATCTGAAGCCGATTCTGGATGAAAACGGCGGTTGGGCGATGTTCATCACGACGCCGCGGGGAAAGAACCACGCTTATGCCATGTATCAGATGGCGAAGAACAACCCGAAGTGGTTCGCGGAGGTATCGAGCGTCCTGAAGACAGGCCGATTCTCCCGCGCGGAACTCGACGAGCAACGCGCCGAATACGTCGCCATGTACGGGGTGGATCAGGGCGAAGCGATGTTCCTCCAGGAACTGATGTGCAGCTTTGAGGCCGCGATCCTCGGTGCCTACTACGGCAAGGAAATGAGCGCCGCGGAGACCGATGGGCGTATCACGAGCGTCGCGCACGACCCCGCATTGCCCGTTTATACCGCGTGGGACCTTGGGCGCACGGACGACACCAGCATCTGGTTCTTTCAGACTCATTGGGGCGAGATCCGCGTCATTGACCACTACAAGGCGACCGGGAAAGACCCTAAGCATTATGCCGAGGTCATTCACGGGCGGAAGATCGAGGTCGAGGAATATGGCGAGAACGGCAAGCCGGTGAAGTGGAAATTCGGGGCTCCGATTCCCGAACATTCTCACCATATCGCCTACCGGTACGGCCGGCACTGGCTGCCGCATGACGCGCGGCCGAAGAGTTTCGCGTCTCCCCGGTCGGCCATCGAGCAACTGAACGATTTCAACGTGAAGTCGTTCATCGTGCCGAGCCTGAGCGTTCAGGACGGCATTCAGGCCGCGCGCGCCACGCTCAAGCACTGCTATTTCGATGAGAAGCGGTGCGAATTCGGGATCGAGTCGCTGAAGAACTACCGTCGGGAATGGGACGAGGACGCGAAGATCTTCACCGACAAGCCGGTCCATGACTGGTGCTTTGTTGGCGAAACCGAAGTATTGACGCGTTACGGAACGCAACAGATAATGAGTCTTCCTAATCAAGGGGAAGTCTTAACATCATGTGGTTGGAAACCGTACATCAACCCGCGTGTGACGCGGAGAAATGCCCCACTTGTGGAAGTGGAGTTCGTCGGCGGATATACGGTGAAATGCACGCCGGATCATATGTTCAAGACGGTGTCCGGGTGGAAATCCGCCGAGTCCCTGCTGAAGGGTTCTCTGATCCTATCTACCTTGACCCGCTCACGCAGTATTTCGATGGCAGCCTCTATCGCATGTGGCCGAATGAAAGCTATCTATCATGCGGCGGCCGGAAGCTGCATCGCGCTGTTTGGAAAGCGGCCTTCGGCACTATTCCAGCCAATTGCCACATCCACCACCGCGACGACAATCCGCTCAACAATCAGCTTTGGAATCTCGAATGTCTCAACTCGACCGAGCATCTCGTTCTTACACGGGCAAAGAATCCTAAAACTATCGGCGCTCTCGCTCGCGAGAAAGCTGCCGAATGGCATCGGTCGGAAGAAGGGAGACTGTGGCATAAGCGGCACGCGGAGCGCTCCCAAGGCTGGACAAAATGGAAGCGCGAGCCGCTCCCCTGCGCGCATTGCGGCACGGTGTTCGATTGCCTTGTCAGAAAGAGTGGTGCAACTCAAAAATTCTGTTCTCCGCGCTGTAAAGCGGCTGCATGGCGCGCCCGCAAGCCTTGAAATACAGGCTGTCCGGCATCTAGCCGAAACTCAAGACGTGTGGTGCATGACCGTTCCCGGCGAGGAGGAATTCTCGCTGGGTAATGGCGCTCTCGTGCACAACTGCTCGCACGCCGCGGACGCGTTCCGCTACATGTCGCTGGTATGGCGCAATCCCGAGAGCGAGAAGCCGGTCGAGAAGCCGCGCTTCCTGCACGACATGACGGCCAATGAAATCTTCTGGCCGCAGCAGCAGGCCAATGCACCGGCTCGGGAGCGCATCTGATGTACAGCACGAACGACCTACAGAAGCTCGTGCAGATGCTGTCATTTCTCGGCTATTCGCCGAGTCCGGTTTCGTGGGGCGGCGGCGCTGTAAGGCCAGCATCACCGACGCTCTATCAACAATGGTTCGACACAGCAATAGGGCAGCCAGTGTGGTGCACACAAACATCGCCCGCTGTATGGGTCAATGCTGCCGGGGTGCAGGTATGAAGAGGATTTTTCTAAGCGCTCTCGTGCTGGTAAGTGGAATCTGCTCGGCGCAGACCTTCAATGTCAATAACCTCGCGGTGGCGGGCACGTCCACGCATACCGGCGCGGCGACATTCTCCATCCGGCCGACGTTCAACGGGAACACGCCTTGGGATAGCGGCAATTTCAACCCGTCGAGCTATGCGACGCTGGCGAGCCCGGCATTTACCGGCGTTCCTATTGCACCGACTGCCGCAGCGGGCACGAACACGACCCAACTTGCGACGACGCAATTCGTCCAGACGGCTGCTAGCAATCCCAAGACGCCGCTTACGGTCGGTACATCGCTATATCCGACCATTCAGGCGCCTATCAGCACAGCGGCCACGACGACGAATGGATCGACCGTTATAACCGTCACCAGCGCCGCCGGACTGACGGTTGGAATGGGTGTCTATGGCTCATTCGTACCTGGTGGTTGCAATGGCAACGAGACGGTATTTCAGGGGACCTACATCAAGGCGATTGCCGGTACGTCGGTCACGATGAGTTGCGCGGCAATTGCCACGAATGCGAGCCCTGTCGCCGTGCAATTCGGACAGACGCGATATGACACGACCTCGACACTTATCGCGAATGACATCGGCACTCAGACGCTGAAGGTCGGTGCCGCTGCTCAGGGCAACACTGCCTCATGGCTGAACCAGATCGCTACCGGGCAGGACTACCGGCTCACGAATGCGGCTCAGATCATCTCACCGCCTGGAGGCGGGTTTGGTCTGACGGTCGCATCCCGATCGTCGGATATGACAGGTGGTGCTGTCGCACTGCCCTTGCAAGTGCTCTTCTATGCTGACACTTGGACATCAAATGTCGGTGGCTGGGCGATGTACCTGCAAAGCAACCTGAATGCGGCTACCGCAGGATCAACCCAGCACCTCCAGATCGAGCAGACCATTGAGAGTGCATGGCCGACGGTGGCCGAAGATCCCTACACGGTGAACCAGATCAATACGACCATCGGGCATCGCATCGACTGCGGTTCTGGCGGGTCTCTTGTGGACAACAACTGTTCTGCCGCAATCGACATCGTTCCGAACAATCAGGCTTTCGAGGCAGGCATCGTTATTGGGAATGGCGCAATCGATACTGGCGGCGGCACTCGTCAGGGCACGGTAATGAGCATGCCCCTCATGACTGGTTTCACCTGGTACTCCGCATCGAATACCTATTCGACTGCAATCTGGTCGCCTGGCGCAGGCATAAATCGGATGGAAGCGGCAAGCACGGCTGGACAACATCAGTTCAATGTGAACGGGGTCGAGCAGTTCGCCATCGGCAATGGATTCACCTATCAGAAGCCCGTCACGTTCGCCACGGTGAGCGGGATTACATGTAACTCCGGCAACGAAGGCTTCGCGGCAAGCATCACCGACAGCACGACGGCGACATTCGGCGCGACGGTCACAGGCGGCGGAACGAACCATGTCGCCGCGCGGTGCAATGGTACGAACTGGGTTGTCTATTAAGGAACCGACATGAAAAAGCTTATCCTGGCTGTACTTCTCGCGGCGTTCTCGATCTTCGCATCGGCGACGACGCTTAACCCTGTGCAGCTTCTGAATCCAGCGGGTTCGAGCAGCGGACAGACGATCGTTTCGACGGGCGCCAGCACCGCGCCCGGATGGGGAAATGTTCCGGTGGCTAACGTTACGGGTGCCGCGCCGTCTGCATCGCCGACGTTCACTGGGAGCGCAGTAATCAATAGCTCCGCTGTAAGCGGAAATATCCTTGCGCTGAATGCTTCCAGTAATACTGCAAGTGGCGCAGCCATTTTCCTCACGGGAAATGGAGCAACGACGCCAAGCAAATATATACGGGTATTTGGCGGCCATCTTCAGTGTGTGAATAGTGCAAATAGCACAGTGATCTGCGATCTGGACGACTCAGGCAATCTGACGTTGCCTGGGACACTAACGGCCACCGGCATTACGGGCACCACTTCCGGGGCAGCGCCTGCCGCAAGCGATATTGGATCGGTAAACCAGCAGACATTTTCCTCGGTGAATATCACCACGTCGAACACGAATCAGAATCTGACTTCCATAACAGTGGGCGCTGGAGTGTGGGACATCACCTGTAACGTGCTTTATGCCGCCGCCGCGACGACTACAACTAACGCGCTCGTCGCGGGTGTCAGTACGACATCTGCCACGCTGCCGAGCGGAGGTAACTATTCGCAGTTGACGGCGAATTTCCCGACCAACGCAGCGAACTCCCTTATCTGCCCTGTCCAGCGGATTAACGTGACCACAAATACGACGGTTTATCTGGTTGGTCTTGCAATTTTTGGAACGAGCACGATGAGCGCGACAGGTTTTCTCCGCGCGCTTCGCGTGCATTAAGAGGGAGCGGTCATGAACCACACAACAGCAGGCTTCACCTATAAGCAGATCAGCGCATCGGGCAACATGTGCGCGGTTGACGGCATCATGGCAGGCATCTTCGTGAGCGCGGCCAGTGCGACCCCGACGATCACAGTCTACGACGACGCGGCGACCGGCACGACGACGAAGATGGTCGATACGTTCACGCCGGTTGCGGGCACCTGGTATCCGCTGCCGTTCGCCTTCTCCAAGGGGCTTAATGTCGTGGTCAGCGGCACGGTCTCGGCAACTGTCGGCTTTATCTCGGGCTGAAATCATGACTGAAGCGCGCGCACAGGGCGATACGCAGCTCTCGACCGACAACACCGTCACGCGATGGGTGAAGGAGATCGAGCTATACGAATCCAAGGCTTCCGAATGGGAGACCAAGGCGAAGAAGATCCTGCGCCGGTACAAGGACGAGCGTAACGCGCGCGAGACGAAGGAATCCCGATACAACGTCCTCTGGTCGAATATCCAGACGCTGCTGCCGGCGCTTTACTCGAAGAACCCGAAGCCAGATTTCCAGCGCCGGTTTCTGGATGCAGACCCGGTCGGGCGGGTTGCTTGTCAGATACTTGAACGCGCGACGAGCTTCACACTCGACAAGGAAGATTTCTTCCTCACTGCGCGCCAGTGCGTGACGGATCGGCTTCTTCCTGGTCGTGGGACAGTCTGGATTCGCTATGTGCCGCACTTCGCCGAAGGTGGCGAGGGCATGCTGGGCAATGAAGGCCCGGAAATCGACGATGACGCAGACGCGAATCAGGCGCCTGATGTGCAGCAGACCGCATCCAGTGGTGAGCCGATTGTCGATGTGGAATACGAAGAGATCGACATCGATTATGTGCACTGGTCGGACTTCGGGCATACGATCGCGCGCACCTGGCAGGAAGTGAGAGCCGTCTGGCGTATCTGCTACCTGACGCGCGAGGAGCTGAAAAAACGCTTTGGCGAAGAAATCGGCTCGAAAGTGCCGCTTGACTACAAGCCTGAAGACCTGAAGGGCCAGGAAGTCACCGAATACCAGCAGAAAGCCGCGATTTACGAGGTCTGGGATAAGACCACGAAGAAGGTCTACTGGCTATCGAAGGGAATGATATTCCAGACGCTCGACGTGCGCGACGACATGCTCGGTCTGGAAGACTTTTTCCCGTGCCCGCGGCCGATGCTGCCTAATCATGCGAACGACACGGTTATCCCGGTCCCTGACTACGCGATGTATCAGGACCAGGCGAACCAGCTTGACGATCTGACCTCGCGCGCGAAGCTCCTGTCTGATGCCTTGCGTGTGGCCGGTGTCTATGATTCAAGCGTTCCCGGGCTTCAGCAGATTCTGGCCGGCGGTTACGACAATCGACTGGTCCCGGTCGATGCATGGGCGGCATTTGCAGAGAAAGGCGGCCTGAAAGGCGCGCTCGAACTGCTGCCGATGGACATGATTGCCCAGACGCTGCTGTCCATCTATGAGACGCGCGAGAAGGTCAAGCAGGACCTATATGAGATCACCGGCATGGCCGATATCATCCGCGGCTCGACTGACCCGGATGAGACCTACGGCGCGCAGAAGATCAAGTCGAACTGGGCTTCGATCCGTCTGGTGGACATGCAGGCGGAAGTTCAGCGATTCGCGCGCGATGTGGTTGTTCTGGTCGCTGAAGTGCTTGCCAATCAGTTCGACATCAAGACGCTCGCCGAGATTTCCGGCTATCCGCTGATGACCGCGCAGGAGAAACAGATTGCGCAGATGATCAAGCAACTGGGCGGCGAGCTGCCCGACGACATGGAAAAGCCGTTCGAGGAACCGACATGGGAGGAAGTGGACAAACTCCTTCGGGATTCGAACATGCGGCATTTCCGGCTCGACATCGAGACGGATTCGACTCTGAAGATGGATCAGATGCAGGAAAAGCAGGACCGTACCGAGTTTCTGGCCGCGGTCGGCAATTTCCTGAAGTCGGCCGAAGGCGCTGATCCGTCGATGGTCCCGCTGCTCGGCCAGATGCTGATGTTCGCGGTTCGCGCCTTCCCGGTTGGCAAGCAATTGGAAGCGTGCATGCAGGAAACGGTGGACATGCTGGAGAAACGCGCCAAGCAGGCGATGAACAACCCGCAGCCGAATCCCGAGCAGGTGAAGGCCCAAACTCAACTCCAGATCGCACAAGGCAAGCAGCAGGGCGAAATGGCGATCGAGGCCGGCCGTATGCAACTGGAGCGCGAGAAGCTGGCCGGCGAGCAGCAGAGCGACATGCTCAAGGCTCGACTGGACGCATGGGTCGCACAGCAGGAGCAGGCTGCTCAGGCTGCACAGGCGCGGCAGGAACAGCAGCTCGAAGCACAGCGGGACGCATTGCAGGCCCATAACGAAGTGCTAATTGAGCGCATGCGTGCATCCATGGAGCAGCAGACCGAGAGCATGAAACAGATGTTCGCCATGATGATCGCGCGGGAAAAGAACGCCACTGCTCTCGAAGTCGCCGAAATCGGCGCTCAGTCCACACTCGACGCTGCGGAAATCAGTGCAGCGCGCACAGCATCCAACGGAGGCGAATAATGCCCATCTATGCAACATGCTGTCAGTCGTGCGGAAGGGAAGACCAGATTTACCGCACGGTGGCCGAGCGGGACAAAAACATTCCTGAATGCCTATGTTGCGGCGGCGAAATGAAGCGGATCGTCACGGCGCCCATGGTCACGCCCGACATTGGCCCCTATCAGGCCGTCGCGGTGGATATTGCGACTGGGCGCCCCCCTGTCATCAACAGCCGCAGTGCCCATCGGGACTTTCTGAAGCGCAACGGCTACACCGAAGTGGGAACCGAACGGGTCGGCCGCAAGCCAGGCGAAGTTCGGGGAGATTTCAACCTGCGCAAAGACCTGACAGAGGCCACGCGCGAAGTATTGGGGAAACGGCGATGATTGGAGCATTCTTGCCGCGCCTCGTGGCGCTACTGCATCAGACTCAGGTACAGGCCGCGCAGCGTACGATCCAGCAGGCCCCGCAACCGCCTGCGCCAATTCCACCGCAAGGTATGCAGCGCTAGTCATTGCCGCGAAAATTGCCGCTGCCTAGCATCTTCAGCATGTAAATGCGCGGGGATGCGACATGACGGTCGAAAGCGGTCAGGTGGAAGCGGAAGTCGTTCAGGAGGCAGAACTTTCTCTGCGCGATGAGATTGTCAAGAATCTCGCCGATCTGAAAGGCGACGGCGGCGAGGAAACTGGTGCGGTCGAAACGCCCGTTGCGGCGACGCTAGAAGCAAATCCCCCGGCAGAAAAGCCCGCTGAAACGCAGAGCGCTACTCCTGAAACGCCGGCCGCCGAGACGAAAGCCAAGGCGCCCCAATCCTGGTCCGCTGCTGAGCGCGCGCACTGGGACAAGATCCCAGTTGAAGTCCAGGCCGTGATCGCGCGCCGTGAAGAGGAAGCGCACCGCGGCATCACAACACTCGGGCAGGATGCCGCCTTCGGCAAGAAGCTGAAGGATGTCATCAGCCCATACCTCCCGATCATCCGCGCGGAAGGCGGCGACGAAGCCGGCGCGGTGCGGGATCTACTCCAGACTGCCTACACGCTGAGAACGGCAAGCCCCGAGCAGAAAATCGGGCTTTTCCGTCATCTGGCGGGGCAGTTTGGAGTGGATTTGTCTGTAGCTGCGCAAGGGGCTCCACAGGTTGATCCTGAGTTGCAATCACTCCGTCAGGAGCTTGCACAACTCAAGGGCCACCTGACGAGCGCCGAGCAGCAGCAACATCAGCATGTACAGGGGCAGGCTCAAGCCATCATCGATGCCTTCGCTGCCGATCCGAAGAACGAGTTCTACGAACAGGTGAAGCCGTTAATGGCCCATCTCCTGGTCGCGGGACAGGCCAAGGATATGCAGGAGGCGTACGACATGGCATGCCATGCGAACCCTGATGTTCGTTCCACAATTCTCACCCGCCAGCAGGCGGATGCAGAGGCGAAGCGAGCAGCGGAGGCGAAAGCCAAAGTTGATGCAAAGCGTAAGGCGGCTGGATCGATTAGCGGCTCGCCGGCGGGCACTGTCTCGACGACGATCACCCCGAATCAGAACCTCTCCCTACGCGATGAACTGCGACAGGCATTCAAGTCTGTCGCTAACTCGTAACCCTTTGGGAGCACCATCATGGCCCTGCAAAATCCGTCGAGCACCCTCACGGAAATTGTCACGACCACGCTTCGCAACCGCACCGGGAAGCTGGCCGACAACATCACGAAGAACAACGCCCTGTTGTTCCGCCTCCGCAAACGCGGCAACGTCAAGACCGTTTCTGGCGGCCGCACGATCGTCCAGGAACTCGAATACGCCGAAAACGGCACGTTCAAGCGCTACAGCGGTTATGAAGCGCTGAACATCTCGCCGTCGGACGTGTTCACCGGCGCGGAGTTCAACTACGCGCAGGCAGCGGTGGCCGTCTCGATCTCCGGTCTGGAACAACTCCAGAATACCGGCGAGGAAGCGATCATCGACCTCCTTGAATCGCGCATCAAGAACGCCGAAAAGACGCTCGTCAACAACATCGCGCTCGACTGCTATTCCGACGGCACGGCCGACGGTGGCCGTCAGATCGGTGGCCTCGCGCTGCTGGTGTCCTCGACGCCTTCGACGGGTGTCGTGGGCGGAATCGACGCATCGACGACTGTCGGCTCGTTCTGGCGCAATACGGCGTTCTCGGGCGTCACGAACGGCGGTGCAGCGACGACCTCGGCAAACATCCAGTCGTATATGAACCGCATCTACGTGCAACAGGTTCGCCAGACGGACAAACCAGACCTGATCATCGCCGACAACAACTATTTCCGGCTGTATCTGGAATCGTTGCAGGCCATCCAGCGCATCACCTCGAACGAAATGGGCGAAGCGGGCTTCGACTCGCTGAAGTACATGAATTCGGATGTGGTGCTCGATGGTGGCTTCGGCGGCGGCGCTCCGACGAGCACGATGTATTTCCTGAACACGGATTACCTCTACTTCCGCCCGCACGTCGATCGCAACTTCGCGCCGATCGGTGACGACCGGTATGCCGTCAACCAGGATGCGATGGTCAAGCTGGTCGGCTTCGCCGGCAATATGACCGTGTCGAATCGCCGCCTGCAAGCGGTCTTCACGGCCTAAGGAGAAAGACATGTCTTTCATTGCATACGATCCCCTTCTCGGCGCAGTCAAGCTGACGGACATCGATCCGACAGGTCCGGGCCCGCTCAATCTCGTCGCCGGCACCGGTTCGAGCCGCATGTCGTTCAGCTTTGAGATCGTGCGCGGCTACGACGCAGCGCTCGGTGGCGGTGAATTCGCGTTCGCACAGGCGAGCGGCACGATTGCGGCTGGTACGGTGTGCCAATTCAATCAGTCGCTGACCAACGGCGCCATCATCAACGCTGCCGCTGCGTGGGCCGGTACGGCCAACAGCGGCGACGTTCTGGGCGTCGCTATGACCGCAATGACCGTCGGTCAGTGGGGCTGGTTCCAGATCAGCGGCAATGCCGTTGTGTCGTGCCAAGGCGCCCCGGTGGCAGGCAATCCGGTGTACTGGCAGGCAGCGGGTGTTGTCAGCCCGACGGCTGTCGCCGGCAAGCAGATGATCGGCGCGAAGTTCGCCACCGCTCCGGGCGTGACGCTCGGCACGGGCAGCACTGCGGTTGTTCTGTCGGCCACGCAGGCGGTTCTGCTGCTTGACCGTCCGAATGCGCAGACGCAGATCACGTAATCCTTCAGCGGCACTTCGAGGGGCCTCTGCGCCCCTCTCTTTTCCCTTTCCCGGAGACTCATCACCATGGATTTCGCACAGGCACGCATCGTCGAGAGTGGAAACCAGCTTCATGTCATGCACGGCGACGATAGCCGTCTGTACGTCGAATTCACCATGGAGGCGATTCACCAGACGGCCGCCTCTGAAGCCGAAGGACGCCCGATTTTCAAGGATGTGCCGCATGTGCGCATCCATTTCCCCGGTGACCGGACGAAGCAGATTTTCCGCCCGGTGAAGATGGTCGAAGATCATCAGGGGCCGTCCGATCCGGTGCGATTCCCCAAGCAGTGGGCTGCATTCCAGGCTCAGGCTGAACAGGTGCAGGACGGAACCCCAATCGAGCAATGGGGGCCGCTCACGAAGTCACAGGCGATGGAATTCAAGGGGATGCATATCCATACGGTCGAGCAACTGGCCGGCATCTCCGACAGCAATCTGACGTGGCTTGGCGCGCGCGAACTGCGCGACAAAGCGGTCGCATGGCTGAAGCAGGCCGAAAGCGGAAAGGAAGCATTGCGCCTTCAGGCTGAGCTCGAAAAGCGTGATGCGGATATTGAAGACCTGAAACGCCAGGTGCGCGAGCTCGCGTCATTGGCGCAAAATGCCCATGAGGGCGAAGTGAAGCGCGGCCCCGGACGCCCCCCGAAAGCAGCGGAATAAACGATGACCCAGCCCCTTACCTCAAACGGCCAGAAAACGCTTCTGCGGATCGTGCAGGAGGTAATGGGCGATTTTGGTTTGCCACAACCTACTCAGGTAATCGGCAACACCGATAAGACCGTTAGCCAGATGCTGATTCACGCAACGCGCGTGGGTGAGGATCTGGCAGCGCGCGGCGGCATGAATGACGGCTGGCCGGCGATGCGCAAGGAGTACACGTTCAATCTTGTCGGGTATGGCGGGTACAGCGGGAACACGACAGCCGGATCGAATGTCATCACCGGTATGTCGTCGGTGGCGAATATCACCGTGGGGATGGTCGCGACGAGCACCGCGATTCCTTATGGCGCCACAGTGACAGCGGTCGGCGCGAATAGCGTCACGCTCAACCAGAACGCTCTGAGCACGAACACCGGAGCTCTGTTCTCGTTCGGCAATGAGAGCTATCCGATTCCGTCGGATGCGGATCATTTCATACAGCAAACGGGATGGGATCGTTCATTCCGCTGGCAGCTTGTCGGACCTTTGACGGCGCAGGAATGGCAGGTTCTGAAGTCGGGCATCAGCCCAACGGGTCCGAGACTGCGTTACCGGATCATGGACGGACTGATCTTCGTCAACCCGGTTCCTGCTTCGCTCGACAGTCTGGTAATGGAGTACTACTCGACGGGCTGGTGCCAGTCGGCCACAGGTGTTCCGCAAACTGCATGGGCAGCCGATACGGACACGCCAGTACTTCAGGACCGGCTCTTCATCCTCGGCATCATTGCGCGCTTCCTGAACCGCAAGGGCTTCGATTCAAGCTCGGCGCAGCGTGAATATGACGACGCGGTCGAGGCCGCGATAGGGCGCGCAGGCGGATCGCGAGTGCTGCCGATCAACGCGCGCGCAGAACCTCCGATCCTGCTTGGCTCGGCGAACGTCCCGGATACCGGCTATGGTTCGTAGGCCCGTCAATCGCGCGCCGCGGCTCCAGAATGAAACGCTGCCGCCCCCCGTTGGCGGACTGAACACGCTCGATGCGGTGGCGAACATGCCGCCCACTGATGCAGTCATTCTGGACAACTTCTTCCCAGGTACGGCCGATGTTCCATTGAGAAATGGCTATCAGGCGTGGGGGTCTGGGCTCACGAACGTCGAAACGCTGGCTGTCTATACGGCCGGCACGACGAAAAAAATGTTCGCAGTGACCGGAGGCAGGGTCTACGACGTATCGTCGAACCAGCCGCTGGGAAATGGGATTGTGACGGTCGAAGGTCCATACCTGTCGGGCGCGCAGTTCACTGGTGGAGTGACGACGACTCTCCCGCTGTCGAAGACCTATGCATCGAGCGCGGCTGTTCTCGTGCACTTCGACGGCCAGTATCAGGGATTCGACCAGTACTCGATCGTCGGGACGAATATCATTTTCACGTCGCCGATTCCGGTGGGCGTGAATCAGGTCTACATTGAGAGCATCCCGGCGCTGGCCGGGAATATTACGCCAGAGGGGCCATTCACCGGTGTTGGTGGTCAGACTTCTCTGACGCTCTCTCAGGCATATGGCGGATCGACGAACCTGATCGTCTATTTCGACGGCACGTATCAGGGACCGGACCAATATTCGCTGTCTGGGAAGGTGCTGACCTTTACGTCGGCGATTCCAGTCTATGTGACGACGGTCTATGTGATCGGCGTGTCAATCGGAAATATCACGCAGGAAGGACCGTTTACGGGGGTTGGCGGCCAGACGAGCCTCACGCTGTCACAGGGTTATGCGTCGCCGGCGAACCTTCTGATCCACTTCGACGGGACATTTCAGGGACCGGACCAATACACGATCAGCGGGAAAACGCTTACGTTCAGCTCGGCCATTCCGTCGGGTATCGGCAGCGTCTACGTAATCGCGATCGGGTCTTCTGTGGTATCCGGGCTTACGAATTCCCGCTGGCAGTATGTGAACTTCAGCAACGCCGGTGCGGATTTCCTCGTGATGGTCAATGGCGTGGATGCGCCATTGCTTTACAACGGATCCACCTGGCAGCAGATCACGAATTCATCGACTCCGATCTCGATCACTGGCGTCGATCCGACGACCTTTGTAAGCGTGAACGTCTTTGCGCAGCGTCTCTGGTTCGCCAAGCTGAACACGACGCAGGCATGGTATCTGCCCGTCGGACAGGTTGGAGGCGCTGCCAGCGTGCTCGATATCGGCTCTGAATTGACGCTGGGCGGCTTCCTCGCCGGCATGGCAACATGGAACATCGACGATTCGGCCGGCCTGAATCCATATCTCGTGCTTATCAGCTCAGTTGGCGAGGCGGTTGTCTATCAGGGCTCGGACCCATCGCAGGCGAATGCATTCGGGATTTCTGCGCATTTCCGTATTGGCGCGCCGACCGGCCGGCGCTTCTATGAGAAGTTCGGCTCTGACATCGTCTTCATCGGTGCGGACGGTCTGACTCCGCTCAGCAAGGCACTTCTGAGCGACCGGTCGGAGCGCAATGCGACGCTCACGCGCAAGATAAGCCCCAGCGTTACCGCGGACGTGGCTGCATACGGGTCTCATTTTGGCTGGCAGGTGATTCTGTATCCAGACGGCAACAAGCTGATCGTCAACGTGCCGACGGCAGAGGATACGACTTCCTACCAATACGTCATGAACACGCTGACTAATGCCTGGTGTCGCTTCACCGGATGGAATTCGACCTGTTTCGCCTACTTCAACAGCGGACTGTATTTCGGCGGTCCGAATGGAGTTGCGCAGGCTGACGTGGGCAACGACGACGGCGGCAGCGCGATCAATGCAGACATCAAGCCGGCGTTCAACTACTTCGGGATGCGCGGCACACAGAAGTATTTCAAGATGGTGCGGCCGGTATTCATTGCGAACTCGCCGTTCTCTTTGCAGATGGATCTCTCGGTCGATTTCAGCAACACGCTTCCAACTTCGACTCCAGGGTTTTCTCAGGGGTTCTCTACGCCATGGGATACGACACCCTGGGATCAGGTGCCTTGGAATGGGGCGCAGATCATTCAGGCCGACTGGGAGTCAATCGACGGCATAGGGTACGCGGCTACTTACCGCATGCGCACACAGACGAAAGGCATCGCCTATTCGATCGAATCGGCCTCATTCCTGTTTGAGCCTCAAACGTCGCTAACACTTTGAATTCCCGCTGCCTACACTAGGCGGCATTCCATCTTCATGCATGGGGTTCCCCATGTAAAAGGTGCGCAGAGCCAGACCGCGCGCCTTCGTCCAGCTTTGCGCATCGGAGAAACCGATGAAGCGCATTGTCTGGGACCAACCCGAACGGATCATGAAGTTTGTAGCGGAGCGCGTAGGCGAGGAATCGTTTCGCGACTACACCGCGCTTGGCCTCGAAAAAGACGGCGAATTGACGGCGGCCGTCCTGTTCACCAACTACACCGAAGCGTCGATCGTCATGCACGTGGCCTCCGACGGCTCACGGCACTGGATCACGCCGGCCTTCCTGGCTGCAACGTTCCGCTATCCATTCGTTCAACTTGGCGTGCGCCGCGTGACAGGTCTCGTGCGCGCGGATAACGCCGACGCGCAGCGCTTCGATGAGCACCTTGGTTTCCGGCGCGAAGGCGTCATGCGTCAGGGGACCACTGATGGTTGCGATCTGATTCTCTACGGCATGCTCAAGAGCGAATGCCGCTTCTTACAGGAGAGGCTGCGTGCGGCACTTCAACGAATTTCCTGATCTGCCTCTGCTGGCATTCTCCCGCGCGCTCGGCAAGAACCGGCCGGCGACGCTCGAAGGCGGCGGTAAAGGTGGCGGCGACGCTCCGCAAGCCCCCGATCCCTATAAGGTTGCGGGCGCAACGACGCAGACGAACGAGGCGACGGCCCAGTTCAACAAGGATCTGAATCTCAACAACTATTCGAACCCGTTCGGGGCTCAGAATACGGTTCAGGTAGGGACTTCTGCGTCTGGTGCGCCAATCTACCAGACCAGCATCACCGCAAGTCAGCCGCTTCAGAACCTGATCAGTGCGTCGATGACGGCAGCCGGTAATTCGACCGGCCAGACGCAGAATGCGCTATTCGGTCTTGGCGGCATCAACTCGCAGATCGGTGGCCTTGCATCCCAGATCAGCCCGACGGCCGCGCAGGATGCAAATCGTCAGGGCCAGCAGGCCGCCTACGCCGCGCAGACTCAATATCTCGATCCGCAGTTCAAGCAGCAGCAGGCGAGCCTCGAGTCTCAACTGGCCAATCAGGGCCTTGTGCCGGGTTCTCAGGCGTACGACAACGCCATGACGAACTTCAACAATTCGAAGAATCAGGCATACAGCAATGCGGCTAATCAATCGGTCCTGACTGGTGCGCAGATCGGCACGCAGATGCTGAACAACAACCTCGCTGCCGTCGGCGAGCAGGGTAATCTGCTCGGCCAGCAGGGCGCGAATTATGGCCAGCAGGCGTCTCTTGCGCAGCTCCCTTATTCGCAGATTTCGTCTCTTGCCGGCCTAGTTCCCGGGAATACCGGAACGGCTCAATCCGCGGCGAACCCGGCGAACATCGCTCAGGCATTCCAGAACCAGTACCAGGGCGAACTGAACAACTACAACACGCAGGTTGGGTCGGCGAACTCGACCAAGAGCGGCCTATTCGGGCTGGGAGCGGCGGCCATGCCGATGATGTCGAGCATGATGTCTGACCGCCGTCTGAAGACGGATATTGAAGCCGTCGGCCCGCTGAAAGACGGCGTGAACCTGTATCGCTACCGCTATGTGTGGGACGCCCCAGGCACAGAGCGTCATGGCGTGATGGCGGATGAAGTGAAGAAGGTCGATCCGAAGGCGGTTATCAGAACCCCGAGCGGGTATGACGCCGTGAATTACGCGCGCGTGCTGGGGGACTGATATGTCGTGGCTCTTTGGCGACTCCCTCAGCGGCAATAACTATGAAGATCCGCTTGGCATGGCGGGCTCGAAGTTCCAGCGCTGGACTGACCCTCTGTCGTGGATCGGTGGTCAGAAATACATCGACCTCACGAGCAAGAAAATCCCCTCGCTGGTCAACGAGGGACTGTCGAAGGTTGTCACGCCTATCGACAAGGCGAGTTCGTATATCGATCCGATGTACTCGCAGACGGCCGGCATCCATAACTGGGTGAACCACAAGCCGGGATCGACAGTTGGCGCAGTCGTGGGCTCCATCTTCACCGGCGGCGCACTGGGCGGCGCTCTCGGCGCCGGTGCCGGCGGCGGAGGCGGAGCGGCGGCCGGCGCAGCAGATGCAGGGGCAGCCGGAGCGGCCGGTGGCGGCGGTGGTATGTCGAGCCTGTTCGGTCTTGGTGGCGGCCTTGGCGCTGATGTTGGTGGCGGCGCTGGCGCAACCGGCATGACCGGGTTCTTCGGTGGCCCTGCCGCAGTGGGCGATGCAGGACTCACCGGCACGGTCTCGGCTAGCGGCTCAGGGCTTGGCAGCGTCATGGGTGCCGATATGGGCGGCGCTCTTGGGTCTTCGCCGACGGGGCTGTTTAGTGGCCTTCTTCCTGGTGGCGGCATGGGCGGCACAGCAAGCGGTGCGCTCGGCGGCGGCATCTCTGGCGAAACGGCCGGCCTCTCGAATATCGGGGGCGCCTCGATGGGCGGCCTGAATATGGGCAATTTCACCCAGCTCGCCCAACAGGTGATGAACCAGCAAAGCCAGATCGCCCAGCAGCGCGCTCAACAGGCGCAACAGAATCAGCAGGGCAATTCGCAGAACAGCGCTGGACCGCCGCCGACGGCGATCCTTCTGCCACCCAGCTATATGCCAACACGACAGGCTGCCGCGCAGACTCCGCAGCAGTCACTGCTAGGACACTTGATGCTGCAACAGATGGGCAATTACGGCGCATTCGGAGGTTATTGAGATGCCCACGCAAAGCCTCATGATGAACCCCATGATCGCCTCGCTGTCGCCAGACGATCAGCAGTCCCTGCTGCAACTCCAGCAGCGGCAGGCGATCGGTCAGGCGCTGCTCCAGCAGGGTCTCACGCCTATCGATACGAGCAATCGGCAGGTCGGCGGAATGGGCTATCGAATCAGTCCTCTGGAAGGGCTCGCGAAGCTGGCGAACATGTATGCCGGCAACAAAATTTCGATGGACGCCATGGGCAAGCAGGCGCAACTCATGGGCCAGATGTATGGGAATGCTTTTGGCGCTAACCAGCAACCTGCTTCTGATGTTGGTGGTGCGCAGCCGGCCGTAAGCTCGGGCGCGCCGAGTGGTCAGGTACTTGGCGCAGCAATGGGGGGTGGCGCTCCCGCACCCCAAACGCAGATGTCCAATGGTGTCTTGACACTGCCTGGCTATACCCCGCAACAGTCGATGGTGCTGTATGGGATGCTCGGGCAGGATGCCTACGGGAAGATGCTCGCGCAGCAACTCGCGCCGACGGCGGCCACGCTCGCCGCGCGGCAGGGCGGCTTTGATCCGATGCTCGCTAATCAGGCTCAGTTCCGCAAGGATACGTATGTCGCTCCGTTGACCGGAACCGGCATCATGCGCGATCCATTCACGAAACAGCCTGTCGCATACAACCCCGATCTGCCTGCCAATTCGACGCCTCTATTCGATGCGTCAGGGAACGTCGCGGGTGTCAATGCAATTAATGGCGCGCAGGCCGTGACGCAAGGCAATGCCGCAGCTTCAGCAGCAGGGAGCGCCCAGTTCAAGCCGGTTCAGGTCTACAACCCTGAAACGCACCAGATGGAGTATTCGAACGAAGTCGCAGTCACGAATCCATCTGCGCCAGCTCCGTTGCGAAACAACAATCCTGGTGCCCTGATGCCAGGGGGCAAGCTCGCCAAGTATCCTGACATGCAAAGCGGTATTGCTGCGATGGATCAGAATCTCGCGAGCTATGCTGGCAAGGGCGTGAATACGCTCTCTGATGTGATCGCGAAATGGGCACCTCCGAATGAGAACAATACGCAGGCGTATATCAAGGATGTGTCACAGCGCCTTGGTATCCCGCCGAACCAGAAGGTTGATCTGACGAACCCCGCGCAGCGGCTCGCGATCAGCTCGGCGATCATGCTGCATGAAAACGGCTCGGCATCTGTTTTCTCGGGCGCACCCGCGCGAACTTCATCGGCTCCGGCCGCAGCGCCGCCGCTTGGTGCCCAAACGACCGCAGAGGCTGGCGCGCGGAATCAACAGGATGAACTGTCCAAAAAATGGACGGACCTGAATGCGCAGAACCAGCAGGCGCAGGGAGTCATATCGAACCTGCAAAACATCAAGACGCTGGCAGCGAAGGCGGCGGTTGGCCCGCAATCGGATCGCCTGAATTATGTGAACGGACTCCTGTCGCTCGCCGGCAGCGAGAAGGCCACGGATGCAGTGACGGCCAATGACCTGCTCAACAAGTACTCCAACCAGATCACCGCGCGTCTCAGTGGTGGCGGTATGGGTACGGACGCCGCGCGCGCGATCCTGCAATCGGCCTATCCGAATGCGCATATGACGCCTCAGGCTATCAATGAGGCGGCCGACAATCTTCAGGGCGCAAGCCAGATGATTCAGGCGAAAACCCGGTTGCTTGCTCCGCTGCGCAATGCCGGCGACGCCGCAGGCTATACGAACACGGAACTGAAGTTCGACCAGAACGCCGATCCGCGCATCTTCCAGTATGCGAATATTCGCGACCCCGCCCAGCGTCAGGCATTCGCGCGTCAACTGATGCAACAGGACCCGAAGATCGTTGACAAGATCAAGGCCCTGCAAGGCATGGGGGCGCTCTGATGGCTGACCTCGCGAGCCAGTTCCTTGCAGATGCCGGCGCGACTGGCGCAAGCGCGCCGCAGGGTCTTGCCGCGCAGTTTCTCGCCGATGCAGCAGCACCTGTCCCGGCGTCAGCAGCGGGGGGCTCGGGAACCCCTCAGAAAACCGCTGCTGGGCAACTCGGACGCCAGGTTGGATTGACCGCTCGCGCCGGCGCAACCGGCCTCACCGCGCTTCCCGCGATGCTGGGTGATGCTGCGAATACCGGTATCAATCTAGTAAGTCATGGTATCAACAGCATTTTCGATACGCATATTCCTGACCTTCAGATGCCGTCTCAGGTCATTCAGAGGGGGGAAAATGCGGCCGGACTGCCTCAGCCAGCGAATGCCACTGAACGGATCGTGCAGGATGCCGCGAGCGGGATGGCTGGTGTCGCTCCTTCGCTCGGTGCTGCCAAACTGATTTCTGGTGCCGCATCTCCGGTTGCGCAGGCGGTAGGGCGCGCTCTTCAGACGGCTCCTGGAATGCAGATCATGGGTGCGGCCGGGGCCGGCGCAGGTTCATCTGGCGCGCGAGAACTGGGCCTTTCGACGCCATGGCAATACCTGGGCGCGATTCTCGGGGGTGCCGCAGGCGTAGGCGCCGGCTCTGCCGCCACCGCAGGAGTGCGCGCCATCGCGAATCGCATGGCGCCTGCGGAAGTCGTCCCGCCGGGCGCCGCCGCGGCGCGCGCAGATGCGGGTGTCGATCAGGCAATCAACGAGCTCGGCCCCCAGGCCCGGATGGGTCTAACTCCCGAGCCGTCGATGGTCGGTCCCGTCGATCCAAGCAATCCGGCCGCAATGATGTCGCCGACGAAACAGGCCGTAGCGCAGGCAATAGAACAGAATCCCGGTCTCAGTGCCGCTGCTGCCCTGCGCAATCAGGACTTCCAGCTTCTCGGTATCAAGCCCACGCTTGGACAGATCACCCGCGATCCGACCCAGTATGCGCAGGAGTTGAACATGCGCGGCGTGAGCGGCATCGGCGAGCCGCTTGCGAACCGGTTCAACCAGCAGAACACGCAACTTCAGCAGGCGCTGTACGGACTTGCGGGTAACGCTGCGGACGCTTATCAGGCAGGCTCGGCGATCAAGGGCTCGCTGAAGTCGATCGACAATCAGATGTCGCAGCAGGTGAGCGACGCCTATGCAGCCGCGCGCGCGTCGAGCGGGAAGAATCTGGATGTGCCATTGACCGGTCTCGCGCAGGACTATGCACAGGTCCTGAACGATTTTGGCGACAAGGTGCCTAGCGGTGTTCGGAATAACTTCAACCAGCTCGGGCTGATGGGTGGCACTCAGCAGAAGACGTTCACGATTGAGAACGCCGAGAATCTTCTGAAGGTCATCAATGCGAACCAGAGCAATGACCCCGCAACAAACGCTGCACTCGGCACGCTCCGCAATAGCGTCAAGAACGCGATCCTGTCTGCCGATGACAAAGGCGGCGTCTATGCTCCAGCGCGCGCTATGGCGGCCCAGCGATTCGCATTGCAGGATCAAATACCGGCCCTGGAAGCCGCGGCCGCCGATACCGTCAACCCGGATGATTTCGTGCGCAAGTTCGTGGTCGGCGGCAAGACGGATCAGGTAGTTGCGCTCGCTAACCTGCTTAAGGCGCAGGACCCGGGCGCCTTCACGGAAGCTCGCAACCAGCTTGGAGCTCAACTCGCGTTGAAAGGGTTCGGCAATAACGTGGCCGGCGATGCGCCTTTCAAGCCTGCCGGATTTGCGCAGCAGATGCAGGCGTTCGGGCCGACGAAACTGGGCGCCTTCTATACGCCTGACGAGCTCGCGCAACTCAATGCAATCGGCCGCGTGGGTTCATACATGAATTCTTTCCCGTCGGCCGCGCCGGTCAATACATCTAATACAGCTTCTGCAATCGGCTCACTGGTGGGGTCGGGCGTCAAGAAAATCCCGTATGTCGGTGGCCTGATTGAAAACGCCCAGAACCGGGCACTTGTGAATCGGGCTTTGGCCGCGCGCCTTTCAGATGCGTCCCAGCAGCCGGTAAATTCCGCGGCGCAGAACGCCCTGGGGGTGATGCTTCTTAATCAGGCGCCACGAACGCCAAATGGCAACCGATGACTTGAGGATCAGATAAATGGCAACGCACATCATCGGCGCTAAAGCGGTAATCGCATTCTGCATAGGGGCTCACGATGCCTTATAACGGCTCTGGATCATTCAATCTCGTCTACAACTGGCAGTCCGATGCAGCAAATGGACTGAACATCAGTTCGTCACGCATGCAAGGGCAGGACTCTGATATTGCGGCAGGCCTTTCCCTTTGTCTGACAAAGGACGGCCAGCAGCAGGCCGCAGCAAACCTGCCGATGGGCGGCTTCACGCTCACGAACATGGCAAATGCGAGCGCGCAGAAACAGCCGATCTCCGTGCAGGACTTCCAGAATGGTACGCCTACCTGGCTCGGAACGGTAACCGGAACTGACACGATCACCGGCGCGGCGAATATTGCGCCATCCGCCTATGCGAAAGGTCAGCGGTTCCGCGGCGTCACGGCCGGCACAAATACCACTAACACGGTCACGCTGAACGTCAACGGCCTCGGCGCTAAACCAGTCGTGAAGAATGGATCGGTAGCTCTGGCGATCGGCGATCTGGCGGCCGGTCAGGTCTTTGAAGTCACCTATGACGGCACGAATTTCCAGATTTCTGGCTCAACCGGCGGCCGCGGCTCCCTGCTGAATATCCAGAAGATTACGGCTACCGGAACCTATACGCCGACGCCTGGAGCTAATAGCGCGATTGTCTATGGATCGGGTAGCGGTGGAGCTGCTGGAGCCGTCCCGACTACGACGGCCGGCCAATCTTCAGGGTCTGCCGGCGGTAGTGCAGGGGCATTTGGGTGCATCTATATTGCATCCGGCCTGTCAAGTCAGGCGGCCACGATTGGCGCGGCAGGAGCTGGAACCTCAGGAACTGGCGGTGCGGGCGCTACATGCTCGTTCGGAGCGCTCATGGTGTTGCCGGGTGGGCCTGGCGGAGGCGCGGGGAGTGCCACCGGAACATTGACGCCCTCCACGCCTGGAGCCGCCTCAGGCGCACCATCTGGAACGGGCAATTTCCTGTTTTCATCGAACGGCCCAAGTGGCTCACCTGGTTTCAGCGGCGCCCCCATTGGCGGGCAGCCGGGATTCAACATGTTCGGTGCCTATGGTCTGGGTGCAGGCGGCCCAGGAGGGGCGATTGGGCCAAATACTCCGGGCGCGAATGGCGCTCCGGGCAACACCGGTGGATTCATCGTTTTCGAATATGCATAACGGGGGATGAAATGCTGAACTTTCTACTGCGGTACACGATGAACTGGTTGCTGTTGCTCGACCGCGCATTGAACGTCACGTTCGGAGGATCGAGCGATGAAACGTTAAGCAGCCGCGCCGGCAAGGGCATGAAAGAAGGGAAGGCATGGGCATGCGTGCTCTGCAAATTCCTGAATGTGTTCCAGAAAGATCACTGCCTGAAGTCGATCGATACCGATGACGGCAAAAACGCAACCATCGCGGACTAAAACAATGAACCAACACCACACGACCATTCTTTCCATGTTGCCGCCATGGGTGGGCATCGCCGTCGGCCATATCGTGGACAACGCGTCGATCTCCAATCTGGCATCCGTCGCATCCATCGCTTATTGCGTGGTGGGCGTCTATGTCATGTTGAAACGGAGCCGCGATGACTGAAGACAATTTTGCACGGGTCTATGCGAAGGCGCGCGGCTCGAAGACATTCCTTTATGGACTTATGGCCTTCATTCTGGTCTGGTTGACAATTAGCCAGATCACAGGATTCGACGCCGATCATGGGCTCATTAACCTCATCCTGTCGGCAGAGGCATCTGTATCTCTCGCCTTTTTCGCCATGATGGGAGAGAAACAGGATGCTCAGCACCGCGAGCAGATCAACGCGATGCTGGCGCTCCTGAAGGCTATCAAGGCCGAGGAAGATGTGATTCTTGAGGAAGTCCAATGAGCCCCGAGATGCTGGCCGCGGCGCTCGGCGTTCCAGTCTCAAGAACCCAGCCATGGGCCGATCCGCTCAGCGCTGCAATGGCTCTGTGGGACATCGACAGCGACGCGCGGCAGGCTGCGTTTATCGCGCAGATCGGACATGAAAGCGGCCGGCTCGTATTCGTGCGGGAGCTGTGGGGGCCGACGCCATCACAGGCGGGATATGAAGGCCGGAAGGATCTCGGGAACACAGAACCCGGAGATGGAAAACGATTCATGGGCCGCGGACTGATCCAGATCACCGGACGGTCGAACTACCAGCAGGTGAGCGACGCCCTGGGGATCGACTTCGTTTCCTCTCCCGAGCTACTGGAGCAGCCGTCTAACGCTGCGCTCTCGGCCGCGTGGTTCTGGAACACCCATGGACTGAACGACCTCGCCGATGCGGGTGACTTTGCAACGATCACGCGCCGTATCAATGGCGGAATGAATGGCTATGCGGACAGGCTTGCGCTGCTCACGCTTGCCAAGGATGCACTGAGCGAAAGGAGTGAATCATGAGCGCATGGGATTCCGCATTGAACGTCGTCAAGACGCTCGCGCCGACGATTGCAACGGCATTAGGTGGACCTCTCGCAGGAGGTGCTGTAGCCGCGCTGGAAAGCGTGTTCGGGATTACGGCAAAGCAGGATGCATCGACTGACGACAGGCAGACCGCCATCGCCGCGGCGATCAGTGGGGCGACGCCGGAGCAGCTCGCCGCAATGCGCGCAAAGGATCAGGATTATGCGCTTGCGATGGCTCAGGCCGGATTCAAGGATACCGAGATGCTGGCGAGCCTGAAGGTTCAGGATGTGTCGAACGCTCGCGACATGCAGAAAACGACGCGCTCCCAGGTTCCCGCGTGGCTGACATTCTTCGTCACGGCCGGCTTCTTCGGGCTTCTGATCGGCCTGTTCCTGGCTCCGGTGCCGGATGGTGCCAAGGCGCTGATCTACTCGGCTACCGGTACGCTGGGAACCGTCTGGCTCGTCGTGATTCACTTCTGGTTCGGCAGCACGAGTGATACGACCCAGGTGAACGATCTGCTGGCTAAATCATCACCACCTCAGAAGTGATCTACTGAGGGCACGCCGGCGCCGTAGGTCCTGTCGTCTCGCAAGGCCTCAGTTGCGGCCCCATTGTGTTGACGAACTTTGCATCGCCTTTGGGAGGGGGAGAACCTTCCCCTCCACAAGCAGCCAGCGTCATGCAAAACGCAACGATCAGTGCTCTCATATCGCCCCCGGTCTTTTGTCTGATTCTTGATATCGGCACGATACGCCGATTTCTTGAGAGCGCAAGAGGGCGCCCGTCGCAGATAATGTCAAATGACAGCATCTTGCCACTATTGCCCAGAAAAGCCGCACGGGACGGTGCATGGAAGGGGGTTCGAATCCCCCTCTCTCCGCCAGATGATGGCGGAAAACCCCGTAAAATCAACGATTTACGGGGTTTTTGTTTTTCGACCCACAATTCGACTATCAAATGTCGGCCCCCGCCACGTTCGGCCCCATCTGTCAGCAACCCGTGTGCTGACTTCTGCAGTTGGGGTGGTTTGTCAGGAACGGCACCAGACGATTCGTGCCGGATAGCCGTTCTTTTCACGGCTTTTGCCTCGATGCCGCCCATCGCCGTCAGCCCAAGCGCGATTTCCTCCACTGCCGAGCGAAGAATCGCTCTTCCAACGATTTCCCCTGATGTTTTTCTAAGCGCGCACAGGTACTATTTGCTCATCGCATGCCGAGCGGAATGTTCTACCGCTCAACAGAAATCGCCTGGATAA